GCGTAGTAATCCTCGTAAGTACCGTTAGAGTAGAAGCACCCATCGTCTTCTTTAATCCAACCCTTACCTGCTAGTGTGTACCCATCTTCTGTTAGTACAGCCACTTTGTTACCTGACCCTAGGATAGGTTCCATAAGTCTTTGGAAGCCTTCACCGTAGGTATCAAAGTTAGCCTTAGCTAGATACTTGACCAACTCCATAGTGTCTGACACTCCAGGCTTGTCCACCTGACCAAACGCACCACCTAGTATACCGTTGTGCATCATTATCTTCTTACACTTGCCATGAGTCTCACGCATATTGTCGTAGTCTTGGCTGATAGGGAAAGGATGACAACATTCTTTAGACGTACCACCATGAGTAGTGATCCTCATGTGGATCAATGCTGTGTCCTCTGGTTTAATGGTGTCTACTAACTTGTTGTAGTACTTATCCATATCGAAGTAACCTTTCTCATACTTGATGAGAGTCTTACCTTTTCGTTGAACTGCGAAGCCACCACCATCTTGGTTGGACTCCCACGAGTTCAGTATTCTATCATAGCTAGGAACGTTTGCTCCTGCTGGTTTTACTATTGCTATACACATTTTGTTATACTCCTTCTGTCATTAGGTCTCTGAACAACCGATGTTTTATTAGTACGTCATAGGTGTGCCTATTGGCTTTCACATACTTGACGTAATCCCTCCAAGCATTCTCCTCTTGAACATGATAGTTAGTTGTGAGTCTACAGTATTCTACCACAGACTTCACAAAGTCCAAGTACATATCTACTCTACCCTTGGTAGGCGGAGGAGCAAACATACGGAACTCTATTGTTCTATCGTTATTGAAGTTGATAGCTTCATATCTTGAGTTGCTTTTACCGAACAGATCGAACGTATCATTGATGTCCTTGTTGAAGCCAGCCCACTCATCACTGTCACGATAAGCCAATTGAGTTACTTCTTCTCTGTACCTGTGGACAAAGTAGTCAAGTCTCTTACAAGCATCACCACTTAGATGACTTCTGCCCACATGAACATGAAAGCCAGCTTTGTGTTCGTACTCACAATCCATGTACTCCATGGAGTCTTGTACTACGTCACCTAGATGTACCTTCAGGTATCCATGAGAAGAAGGATGAGTGATAACCTCGAAACCTTGCTCCAAGCTACCATCTGATTGGATGTCAGCTACTAGATCGTGACTTCTAATATCCTCAAGGTCAAGCGAATCTTCACGCTGTCCATTGTCAACCTCGATCTCACAGCCGTACAGGACAACATCTTCATCCTCGTCATCCAAGATATGCTTCTTCCAATGATAACATGAGTGATACTCTGAAGAATAACTCCTATTGTCAGCATCATATTGTTGCTGGTCACCACAAGAGTTGCACAAGGATATGTACAAGCTCTCGTGTGCTAAGTTACCACAACTATTACAGGTTCTGAACTCTGATGTTTGCACAGCTAGTCTAGTCATCCAACCTCTTGGAGTCTTTACCATCTCTCGACTGTCATCGTATTCACCTGATTCTACGCAATGTACGAAGTACCTATCCAAGTGATCCTGACAGTACCTGTGACCATTGATGAGAGGAGCCTCCCATCTGTGACCAGCGACTATGTCCCTTGAGCCATCACAGATCCAATACTGTGAAACATTTTCGTAACAGTACTCATACGTTTCTTCGAACCACTCTAGCGGTAAACGAGCAGTATAGCCTCCCTCCTCAGTTTCCACACATAGCAGTGTTTCGTCTAGTGACAGAAGCATGATAGAATCAACGCTCTCATTGATTGTAGTATCCGACGACTGCAATGGTAGCCTACCTCTAAGATGACCGTGGATTTCCGCACCTTTCACAAAGATACGTTGACCTGCTAAGTCGTATATATACCTTGACCATCCAGTCCACTTTCTAACTAAGGTAAGATACTTCTGGTCTCTAAGCGTTAGCCTACACTCACCTCTGAACTCAGAGTGATGATGAAGATAGCTTAGGACATTCCTAATAGCTTTCTTACTTGATGATTCCATTTTGTTTCACCTTTCTGTACTCTTGACAGTACTTTATAGTTTCCTTATCTACACCTGACAATCGCAACTCCCTATCGTCAGCCTCGTTGAGCCACTTTACAATGACACTATAGTCGTACTTACTAGATGTGCCTCTGTGGTTATCTGTTAACACACTCCCATCAAGAGGATCATAGCCAAGAGCAACCTGCTCTATCTGCTCTGGCTCTAGATAGTCTTTAGAGTACAACTTGTACCCGTCTTTACTAGTCCAAGTGCCAGCCCCAGTACTCCATGTTCGAGAGTGCATATGAGCTTTTGGGTACACAGGTCTCCTGAAGGAGTCATTGGAAAACATACAGCCGTCCTTTGTCTCCCACTTACCGAATGTAGTCCAATGCTCACCACGCATGAAAGCCACCCTGCAAGGATGTGCGATCTGATCTATCAAGAACCTACTGGAGTCCTTGAAAGGATCTAGTCCCGATGTGTACACAGCTTTTGCAAAGGTCATCGTATCGGACACAGAGTCTACCTCGTTGTCCATATCGAACGTACCATTGTGCATCATCACAGTACCTACCTGTACTAGTTCCATGTTCCTCATTAGTTCGTAGTCATCACACAATGGAAACGGATGACAGTTACCCTCATCCACTTGACCAAGCGTAGCTATCCTCATGTGAAGGAACGCTAGTTTCTTGGTAGTCACCATGCTTTTGACAGCTTCCAAGTACTGATCGAAGTCGAAATACCCCTTGGATATTTCAGCCCCTCCCACAGATGGCACAGCAATACCTGCACCATCTGGATTGTGAATGAAGCACCTCTCTAGTACTTCATCCGAAGGCAATGCTACACCTTCGGGTTTGATTATTGCTACACACATTTCATTAGTTTCCCTTCTGGTTAGATGTTAAGTGCGTATACTTCCACAGCTCGGAGGTACTCCTCACCGTGTTCCTTTTTTATTTTGGTCTTGTAAGTAATCAAGTCCTTGCAGTCCACAGTTAAATACCGTTCTGCTTCGTTCTCTATATCTGGATACTTCTCCAGTAGATGCTTGTCTCTTGTATCTCGTTTGTTGCTTCTGCTTGTAAACAGTAGTGGTGAGTTCATATCAATCTCCCCATCTCAACGAAGTACACGAACATCTCACCTGCTAGTAGGCTCATAAGAACACAACCCACTAACAGCCACACGAACTCTTTCCAGTCATCACTCATCGTATCCACTCCCCCCAACCTGCGTCTAGTGCGTCACGCAAGTCACCGTGAATGAGCATCTCTGTTCGTTTGAAGTACGATTCATTCTTAGCTATCACAGACTTCAACTGCCTGTCTAGGTTGTCCTCTTCGTATGCTCTGACCTTGCTTTCTAGCCATTGTACATAGGTAGGTTGTACTTCCCACCCACCTGTTTCTTCTTCGTACCTATCTGGCAACGCTGAAGAACTTTTTTCGTATTTGATTCTATCACTCATTTGTTTCCTTTCCCTTCTGGGTTTGTATTTTTTGTTAGTACACACAGTACATTTTGAAAAGTTGACATTGTCAACTAATTTCTTTTAAAGATATTAATCATATTAGTAAAAAAATAAAGTTCGCAAGACCTTTACGATCTTACGAACTCTATTAAGACTTGCTAACTATTTAGCATTCTTTGCTTTTTCATATTTCTTTTCTAAGTCTTCAATGTACTTTTTAAGTTGTGAAGAAGTTTTGCAGAACTCCAAAGACTTCTCAAGACTTTTAAGTCTTGCAGACTTAGTAACTTTTTTAGGTTCTTCAACACCTAAGGAAGACTTTAACTCTTTTTTAGCTCTTGAAAGAAGTTTAGCAGTATTTTGATAATGTTTAAGAGCATCATCATTTGGCAAGTCTTTTTTAGACTCACAATTATGTTGAAGACATACATGCTTGTAAACTTCTTTCGCAAACCTTTTAAAGGTTTCAAGTCTTTTAACATCTTCTAAGACTTTACAAGTGAATTGACTCTGAACAGAACCATATTCTCTTGATAATCTTACAAGATCATTAATGTTGTTGAACTCTTTAGCGAACTTAACTACTTTAGCATTACTCATTTCTTTATTCTCCTTATTTTTATTAGTTTTTATAATATCTTGCAAACCATTTGCAAGAAAATAAAATGATTGTAAGTAATTAAACTTTATTCAGATGTCAAAGATCATAACTATTTTATAGACTTAGTCAGTCTTTGTTTTCTTGCAATACTTTTTAAATTCTTCATAGTCTTCGTCAGACATAAAAGATTTATAAAGGTCTTCATTTTCTTCAATTTCTTCAATCCATTCCAATTTCATTATTTTCCTTACCTTTCTTTAATAGTTGACAATGTCAACTAATTTATTTAAAAGAAATTTAAATTCTTTTAAAGATTTTTTAACTCTTTCTCCCACTTTCATAAATATAATACTACCAGAAAAGTCTTAAAAAGTCAACACATTAATAAAACTATTTTTATTATTATCTTTATAAGACTCTATTTTGATTGTTAATATTATTATAGCATATAAAGTCTTTAAAGTCAAGCGAATAATAAAACTAATTTAATTAATTACTTTAGAAAAAAAATACTTGCTGGTATAAAGACTTTAATAACTTCGATGTCCTTCCAAGCCTTAAAAACTTTAACTTCTGTAACTTTTAGAGTCTTTAAAGTCTTTAAAGTCTTTAATTTTCTTAAGTCGTTGAAAGTCAGCTAGTTAAGAACTTTAATTTCTTTTGAGTCTTGAAAAACTTTGAAGGGGGTAAAAAGTCTTTTAAAGACTTTAATTACCCCTTCAGATTTTTGTAACAAATTTTGAACTAGTACTTTGTACTATATATAAATGCTGGATTAGAAACCTTAGTAAAGAACACAGCAGTAGTGCCAGTCGTTGCAGCTCCTAAAGCAGTAGTAGCATATATCTTATCAGTCGCTAGTTTTCGTATAACTATTCCATCAGTATCGTTATTAATAGCTACAGACCTATTGTTTCCATCTGAACTATCTACTATATGAATATAACTAGTAGCGTCATCAGTGCCCTTACGATCTACACAGTAAACATATTCAGCACTATCTAAAGTAGAAGCTTGAGCACTCCCTGAAAGAGATGTACCAACACCCTGAGGTTGTATCATTGTCATTATATTTAAGTCCTTTCAAGTACTTCTCAGTACCCTTAATGTTTTGAAGTTATTTTATTTAGTTATTTTATAACTATATCTGTATTAGCTTTAAGGGCTTTAAAGTACCCTTCCCTTTCCCTAATAGGGAGCAGGTTAACAAACTGGCGTGTAAGACTTATATGCCTACCCAATTTAAGGATTTAGAAGAAGAACCCCCCTTTAACCACTCAGTAGTCTTCTCCATTTCTTCAATAGCGAAGTTAAGTCGAGTGTTCTCCTCAGCTACTTTCTCATCTGTAGCTAATGTGTCTTGCCAGTACTCTACAGCCATAGCGAGAGCATCTAACGCATCATCATGCTTCAATGATCCTCTGGATCTGTTTATCCTAGTAAACTGATACCCAAAGGAATGGAAGTACTCTAGTGGGTCTCTAGCTAACTTAGAGTCCTCTTCAACGACCGACTGGTTAATGATGAGTCTATGACCGCTAACCACAGGTTCTAGAGTGTTAATAATGCGTAATTCTTTTTGTCCTTTTGCTGTAGTCTCCTGAATAGTACAAGGATGAGTCTTGACTAAAAAGGGCATGAACAGCTTGGTGAACATACCATTACCAAAGTTTGACTCTAAGTAAACTGCATTTACTTTCTCTTCTTTGGCTATGTTAGCTAGTTTCTGTAATGCCCCATCGGAGTAACCGCCTTTGATTCCTCCTAGGCTAGTTACATATAACTTACCATGCAGGGCTTTAACTACTGCATATCCAGTGTTATCTTTACCTCTACCTGATGGGTCGATAGCTAAAACACTACCTTCGAACTCTACCCAGTCCTCTGAATAGAATAAAGGCTTGTACCAAGCGTCATCTCCCATGCCTACTGTAGGGATAGATTGTATACATTGATCCTTACCAGCACCCCATTGTATACTCGTAGGAGCTTTATCGCCCTCTATAGGCATTACTATAAGGTCTCTGGTTCTTAATGGGAACCTGTCCTCGTCAGACATTGTAGTGTCTAACATAAACTGTAACTTGAAGGTAGAGCGTCCCATATTACTTTCTCTGTCCTTAAGATCTGACTCGTCAAACCTTTGAGGGTCTACAGGCTCTCCTACATCTTTGTTTGATTCTGTAATCATTGGAGCCAAGCAACCCTTATAGTTAAGAAAATCTTCTGCTGCAGGCATCCTTGCTGTCCATACACGAAGCTTATAGCCTCGTTCAGCTAGTTTATTGTATATAGTTTCATAGTTTTGAGGCGTACCAAGGTACTTAATCTTACCTCCTGGTACTAGTACTGACTCAAACTCACCACACCTATGGAGTAGTTTAGCTCTCATATCGTTAGTAAGAGAGTTAGAGATTACCTCTATATCGTCCGCAATTACCTCTGTCGCACGACTTCCTGTTAACTGACCTGTTATCCCAACTGCCTTAACAGAAGGGGCGTGAGAGGCTCCTGAGCCCCCTACATCGAAGGCTACGTTAGAATCTCTGAAACCACCTCTCAAAGGAGACAACATTTCTACTTCGTTAATCAACCTTTTAGTGAATATAGAGAACTCATCAGACCGTATCTTAGATGCTGATACGATCAAAAACTTCTCTGAAGGGTCGTTAAAGAGCCTCCAAAGAACGTATACACTTGTAAGATAGGACTTACCTACCCCTCGGAAGGCTTCGATAATGATTCTATCTCCACCATTCTCTAGGTAATCTAAAATATCTACTTGGACATCTGTAGGTCTTGGGAGTCCCAAGTGCTTCCAAATAACCCAAGTAAATAGTTTTAGGTTCTTCTTACAGTCTTGTGCTGTAACATTCATTATTTAACTTGTGAGGATCCAAAGTAAAACCCTACGAGGGCTAACATAGTTTGACGAACCTCTGGAAGAAGTACGTACCCCTGGAGTTCTATCCATCCGTTACCTCTACCAAACAAATCTCCAAAAAGAAATCCAAAAAGTCCGCTTGCTTTGTTAGCTTCGATAGTTACTGGTTCGTTAAAGAAAGCTAAGATAAAAGGAGCAAAGATAACTGCAAATAAAGTACAGATAGCTATTACTCTTCGTACTATTGCACCTGCTTGTCCTGATCTAGCTGCAGCTCTATCTGCTGAATCATCAGCCATTCCTTGTTTTTTAAGCATGCTATCTAGTTGTGCAGCTTGTGATTGTGCCTGGGCAGCTATTAGTTTCATTACAAAACCTGACAAACTCCCACCTAACATTGCTATTAATTCTATACTCATTATTTACTCCTAATTTGTTACTACTGTCCAACCTCTTGCGACTAGGCTAGTTTTGTGTGTTAATCCTGTTGCACTAGGCGAACCCATGTTTCCACCTTGAACTTCTAATAAACCGTTGGAAGCTCCTGCATTATCGAAAGCTTCTAAAATTTTATCTACTCCTGTAGAATTAATACTATTCATTTGAAACCTGCCTACAGTTAAAGTGGAAGAAACCGCAAAGTCTGAGGCTACCCCAGTAACTCCAGAGTAAGAAGTGTCTGAATGACGATCAGCTAAAACTCTGTTCCAACCTGATTGATTTGTTATCCAAGAACCCCAAGAATTGTTTGCTATAGAAAAGTGTTCTAAATTTGTAAACGGTGCTAAACTAGGTAACGTTCCTGTTACACCAGTATTATGTAATCTAACTTCTAATAAAGAACTACTACTATTAAAACTAGAAGGAAAAGAAACATTATATAAATCACTTAGCATTAAATAATAGTATTTAAAACTATTAGGTAAATTGTTCAAAGAATCTAAACTAGCAACTTTAGCATATTGTAAATTAGCAAGTTTAATATTAGGATAGTTATTTAGATGTAATTCTATTACAGCTTCATTGTCTCCTTTATCCTGAGCAGAAGCGTTAAAAATTTGTGAAGGGCTTACATCACTAACTTTATAAGTTAAAGCCTCAACTAATTGGTCTTCATCTATTGTTACTTTATACTCGCTCATCTATACCTCGCTGTTTTCTCTTTAATCTTTTTAGGTTGAGCCACGTGTTGTTTACCTTTTTTATTACCTTTAGCTTTGGCAGCATTAGTAGCTTTACGTTCTGCAATAGACAAAGCCTTCCAAGCAGCGTCAGGTAGGTAACGTTTTTTACCTTTACTAGGCTTACCGTCAGAAGTTCTCCACTTTTGTTTAGTCCATTTACTAAGAGACTGTTGTGATTTAGCCTTAGCCACGGTAGCCACCACCCTTTGCTTTGTATTCTCTTGCAAGCATTTGAGCCTTTCGAGCTGACCATTGTCCAGGATTACCACCTTTTCCGCCTGCTTTAATTTTATTAAACAAACGTTTACGCATTGTAGGTTTTGTGTAATTACCAGCTTCGTTTACTCTACTTTTCTTTTTCATTTAACTTTCTCCAAATATTAATACTTAAATATATTATAGTCAAAACTGCTACAAGAGCAGATAGAACAGCATTTATTTCTGCTATACCTAAACTAGATGTATAGCCTATCATACCAACACAAGTTTTTTCTGTCATGTCACCCATCGTTTGACCCCCAAGGCAATAACGCAACTAATAACGATGAGAGAAATCGTAGTAGGCTCTGGAATGTTTGGACAATCATGGTTTACTTCTTCGTTATGAAATTTAGAAATTTCCGTATACCACTGTTCTTGGGGAGGAACATAGTAATCATACTTAGTATTCCAAGTAAACCAATCCCAATTACTATCAGGTTTTCCTTTATTGATTCTAAAATAATCTTTAAATAAATCATATCCTACTGGCTCCTCTTTCTGGGTTTTGTGCGTCTGGTGTTTGTACGGATTGCTTAATGACATCTCTTGCTTCTTTCTCTTCAGGTGTTAGTGCTTCGTATGCTTTCTGCATTTGTCTTTCTTTGCCAACCTTCATACCTAAAAATGATGTAGTGGTTGGTATATCTACATAATTGTATTTACTATCTGCTGGTAAAGTTTCTTGTATAGTACCAGTCTCTATAAGTTCGTTCACCATTGGAGTTGCTACTTCGATTGCCTCAGTCCAATTATCAGTGACAGCATCAGCTTGAAAGTAGACTCCACTACCCATAGCGATGCACCCACTCATTCCCATACTAGAAGCCTGGGATACTATAGACTGAACTACTGATTGTCCAGCCTGACTAGCTACTTCAGTTGTTTCAGGATTAATATGATCACGGACATCGAAAGTTTTACTACTGCCACTAGATCGTGTGATAGTTCCTCGGATTACTACTTCCTCTCCGTTATATATGTCACTCATCTTATACTGAATCTCCTACCATTTTTAAAAATTCTGCGTCTTCTCGTGTTACTTCTTTGACTAGTTCGCTGTGAACTGTCCCTTCTTTTATCTCGCAAGATATATCATTGTCTTTCAAAAACTTAATAATAGAACTAATAAGAGCAGGTTGTATAACATAGTCCTCGTCTTCACGAGACTTTTGAAGCTCTCTAGCCATATAATCAGCGGTTTCACAATGTAATGCCTGTAATGCTTGTTCTAAATTATTCATTATTTACCATGCCTTCTCATCATTTTATTAAATATCTCTAACTCTGTAGCTGCCATTTCTTCGTAAAGTCCTAGTTTTTGTTTAGCTACTGCTTCTCCATAATCGTATACAATAGCATGAAAAGTTTTCATTTCTTTTTCTAATCGTACAGGGTTTATGGGAGTCCCACTATCTTCGTGAATATTTACTATAGCTTTTACAGCTCTATTCATTATATCACTATAAGTTCTATATCCCTTTACAGGTAAATCATTAATAGCTTCAGCAACTAAACGATTGTACTCTCTAGGTACTATTTTCTTTTGTAAGCTTCCTGGAATATTTAAAGTTTTTGTAGTCCTGGGTTTAAGTTGTATCCCGTACTCCTGAGCTGTAATTTCCCAGTCTTGCTGGTCACTAGGAGTCAATCTAACAATTCCCCCAAACTTATTTATTTCTTGTACGACTTCTCCTTTAACATTGTATTTAGGTTCTAAAGGAGGAGCTCCAAGTGCTTCCATAGCTTTTCTTAGTAAAGGTAATTTATCTTCTTTTACAGAGTCCGTACCACTAATATATTGTGCTATCATTCCTTCATATTCTTTTCCATCAACAGTAGTAGTATTATCTATTATGTCTAACATAGTATCAAAAGGAGTATACATCATGTTAAATATTACAGCAAGGTTAGAGTCTAGTCCTACATTTTCTGCTTGCAACGAATACTTATTCATTTCGATAGTACGTAAAAAACTATCATTCAAAATAGAAGTAATAGCTCCTTTAAGACCATTTAAATAAGGAGTCATTTGAGTCAAAGTATCATCGTCTTCATCTAAGTAATATCTATTTTGATCGTAGTAATCTAAAGCAGATAAAAATTCATAAGCAGCATTTACTGCTGTATGTAAAGTAGGATGTTCTCTTTTAAACTTATAATCTCCCACATCTGTAGGAATAACAATTTCATTTCTAGTTTCGTCTTTTTTAAAAGATCCTGATTTATACCACTCAGTCATAGCCCACCAAAACCCTGCAGTTACTACTGTTTGTCCTATTGCTTCTTCTCTAGCAACTCCCCCCATTTTAAATTTCTTAATAGTATCAACAGGTAAAACTAATTGTAAACCTTCAGCAGTTAAGTTTGTTCCTGATCTAATAAAGGCTCCTATAGAATTTGCATACAATAAAGATCCTAGCCCTTTGAGTTCACCAGTATTTACACCTTTATTACCAAGACTGTCTAGCCCTCCTATTAACTTAACAATGGGATTTCTATCAGCTCCTAATAAATCTGCCTTAACTGTAATTCTAGCTATATCTTGTTCAGCAGCTATGACTGTTTTTCTTAGGGTTTCTTTAATCATAGAGTTAGATAAACCATCTATAAACTCGTCATCAAACTTAACCATCCATTGACCTAGTAATTCATCATTACCGTTTTCTCTAAAAATAATATGAGCATACTCAGCAAAAAACCCTTCTAATTTTTTTCGTTGTAATTTACTTAAATTTAAATTAGTAGCTGTTAAATTATCTTGGAAAACTCTTCCAAAGTGAAGGATAGTATTATTAACAGCAAATCCTTCAGAAAAGACATCTGTTATAGAAGGAATAGTACGACTAACAAGTTGCCAAGCTTCTGTAAAATTATTAAAAACTTTTTCAAATCCTCCTGGAGTTTGTAAATTACTAGACGCTTTACCAAAAATTTTTGAAAGTTCAGCTTTAGTTAAAGGAGTTAATACTCTATCAGCAGCTAATGGGTTCTTACCTCTAGCTACTCCTCCTGGTTCAACAGCTAGTCCTTTAACTACTTTAGTAGCATTAAGAGCATCCATAAGACCAACAAATATTCCGTCTTTTTTTAGTTGTTCTGTAGACGGTCTATTCTTACCTAGCATTTTAAAGGTCTCTCCTACGCCTTCATAAAAGTTTACAAAGTTCATATATCCTCCAGCAGCTTTAGTATTTCCTGTTGCTAATGCTCCTATAGCTCTAGTTAAATTTTGCCTAGTATAAATAGCCGTAGCAGTCAAAGGCTCTAAAGCTCTGTATTTTAATTTAGATAAAACACCATTACGCCATAAAGCAAAGGCTGTATTATTAAGACTATAAGACATAGAATCAAATAAACTTTCAGCTCCTTTAGTTGGTTTCAACCCCATAGTTTTTTCCCACTTAGATATAAAGTCTTTTATTACTTTATCATCAGCAGTATCAATAAATTTAAAAACTGATTTGTCAGCAGCCTTTAGTCCTGAGTATACTCCTTGCTCCATAACTCTACCTTCAGCAAACTTTATTAACTCTTCATTGTGTTTAAGGTAACGATTTATTTGATTCTTAGTAGCAGTACCAAATAGTTTATTTAATCTTGCTACTTTATTATAAGAAGCATTTACTACTTTATATAAATCACTTGTTTCATCTAAGAAAACCTGAACATGTTTAGGAACAAACACTTCAGCTCTTTGAGCTACTGTGCCATCCACATTTGCGTAGTTAGCTAATGCTTCATACATAATTTTAAATGAACGAACTTCTCCTGGAGTTAAGTCTTCAGGATTTGATTTTACTCCTGCTCGTAAATACTTAACAACATTAGGAAGGTCTTTACGAACTGCTTTAACAGCTTGAGGTAATCCTGCAAGTCCACCTGAT